CATAAACGAAGAAAATGACTAACGAACAAATTCGCAGCGAAATAATCGATATGATTCCATTTAGACACATGGAACGCTTCGAGACTTTATGGACAATGATAACGCCACGCTACGAGCGTTTAACAAGCGAACAAATAGAGATGCAAAAGGAATTAGAAAATGAACGCGATATGTTTTGGAGCGCGTTAGAAGATGTAACATGTAGCGTTCTTGGTGTTCCTTCGCAAGCGTTATATTCAGCAACAAGAAAGCGTGAGATAGTAACAGCACGCCAAATTATATTCTTTCTTGTTCGTCCCTGTTACGTTCTTTCGCTGCAAAACGTAGGCAACCGTTATAAGAAAGATCACGCGACAATTTTACACGGAATAAAGCAAGCCAGCGCGCAGGTTGAATGGGATAAATACTATCGCGCAAACGTTGAAAGAATCTGTTTTATATTAAATGAGATGGGTTATGCTAAACCAATGGTATTTTTTAATAAATTTGTCGATCACGTTGAGCATCAAAAGACGCTTCGTGAAAAAAGAAAATCTAAAATCAAATAATCAAAACTTAAAACCATGAAATCAAATTTGACATTTTGCCCAAATTGCGAAAGCAATGAACTCGATGAACGCGTGAACGCTGTTCTTCAGGATCAAAAACTTGAAAGCTACGAAGATGCTTATGAATTAATCGACGAAGACGGAGAAATTAAAGTCTGTTTCGATTGTCAGGAATGGGACGACGCAGACGATTTTAAAGGTGAAGGTTGGGACTAAACTAAAAATAAAATAACTATGGAAACAGAACAAACTGCTGTTGAATGGTTTTACAAAAAGTTAAAGAACTATAAGAGTTTAAATTTAACCGATAAACTTATTCAAGATTTATATAAACAAGCACTTCAAATGGAAAAGGAACAGATTGCAAAAGCGTCTGGAGAATTTTGGTTCGATTAAAAAATAAACAATGATGCTAATACTACAACTTAAAAAGAGAATCGAAATTCTCGAAGCGCAAGTACAAGAACTATTGAAAGCGCAAACGCAACCCGATAAACTTCCAGCACCAACGAAAGAAAAAAAGACTTCATTCGTCAAACCAACGGTTGTTGAAATCTACGAATACGCCTGTGAAAAGTTAAGCAACGACGACGCGTTAAAGTTTACTGAGAAATTTCATGCACACTATGAAGCGAACGGTTGGAAGGTGGGACGCAATCAAATGAAAGATTGGAAAGCTGCCGTTCGTAAATGGGACTTGTCTACTTTTGTAACTACAAACCAACAAACAAAAATCAAAAATGGAAAATTCGACTCCGATGCTGCGCAACGCATCTACAACGACGCTCACAATTACACAAAGGGTTGATCGAGCGGAACGTGAAAGCGCATTTGTAGCAGATTACGACTTGCCAACTTTTGTCAAGTTATGCTCGAAGGTTTGCGCGATGTATGGAATAGCGTTACCCGAAGCGCAACTACTCCAGATGCTTCACGAGTTCATAGGCAAACACTTTCGTTGGGTTACGTTTGAACACTTCAATCTTGCGTTTGAATTGAATGCAGCAAATGAACTATCAAAGAAATGCGAACACTTCGGAGCGTTGAGCGTGTCGTTTATTGGCGACGTATTGACGCACTACAAACCACACAGGGACAAAGCGAATCTACAAATACAGCGTGAAATAGCAGAAGCGATAGAAGAAAAATCACAACAAATAAAAGAAAATGAAATGGCAGTGAACGACGACAGTTGGCGAAGGATGTTGAAAGAAGATATTGATAGCTTCAAACAAGGCAAAATGACGACTTTAGAATTGCGAGGGGTGTCAATGATGCGGTGGTTAGAAGAAAGTAAACGCATAACCGCTGAAACGTTCACAGACGACGAATACAACCTGTGTAAAGCGAAGGCACGAAAGACAGTATTCAACGAACAGCAACTTTCAAAAGGAATGGTTGAGCGAATGAGTGACCGCAAAAGACAACTACTCAAAGAATCAATTCAGTTCGAAGGGTTGCGTGAATTGTATAAACTTTATTTGAGTAAGCAATGATTCAAATAATAAATAAAGACTTTCGAAATTGTCTTGTTCCAAAAGGAATAACAATTACCGATCCTCCATATAATCAAGGTTATTCGTATAACGAATATAAGGACAAAATGAATGAGCAGCAATACATTGAATTGCTTTCAAAAATACCAACGCCTTGCGTTATTATTCACTATCCAGAAGAAACAATAAACCTATTGCCGAAAGCACTTAAAGTTAAATGCGAACAAGTTGTTTGTTGGGTTTACAATAGCAACACAGGAAAGCAATCAAGACTTATTTCGTGGTGGGGATGCAAACCTGACTTTCGAAAAGTTCGTCAAGAATATAAAAACTTAAATGATAAACGTATTCAGCAAAGAATTTCAGAAGGAAAGACGGGTGCAAAATTGTATGACTGGTGGGAAATTAATCAAGTCAAAAATGTAAGTAAAGAAAAGACAGAACACCCTTGTCAAATACCCGAAAAATTGATTGAAAGAATTATCATGACAACAGCAAGCGAAGGAGATACAATTATTGATGTTTTTGCGGGAAGCGGAACAACACTAAAAGCAGCACAAAATTTAGGTTTTAACGCTGTTGGTTTTGAAATTGATTCTTCGTATTGTGAAATAATAGATAAACGTTGTAACGAATTAAAACTATTTTAATGCAACAAGCAATGCTCAACATAACGAATGAAGATAACATGGAGCTCATGGCGAGATACCCTGATAACTACTTTGATTTAGCAATAGTAGATCCGCCTTATGGAATAGGTATTGACGGACAAAAAAAAAGTATCAATAAAAATTCTAAACATAACAGAAAAGAACACACTAAAAAAAATTGGGATTTTGAAATACCTTCAGAAAATTATTTTAATGAACTAAAAAGAGTATCTAAAAATCAAATTGTCTGGGGTGGTAATTATTTTACAGAATATCTTCATTCAACAAAAGCTTGGATTTTTTGGTACAAAGGTCAAAATGATTTAACAATGAGTGATGGAGAAATGGCTTGGACTTCATTCAATAAAGTAACAAGACAAATAGAAATAAACCGCGCTAATTTAATAGGACAAAATACTTTTCATCCAACCGAAAAACCAATAAAACTTTACAAATGGCTTTTAACAAACTATGCGAAAGAAGGAGATAAAATACTTGATACGCATCTTGGTTCAGGAAGTATTGCCATTGCTTGCCATGATTATAAATTTGACTTAACAGCCTGCGAATTAGATACTGAATACTTTGAGAAAGCAATGCAAAGAATTACTAATCATGTTGCTCAACAAAAACTATTTTAATGCAACCATATAAACCCGAATACCTGCCGCGTCAGATTGAAGCGTTGAACTACCTTGCAACCGATTCACAAGTTGAACAGTTGTTATATGGTGGCGCGGCAGGGGGTGGGAAGACGAAGTTCGGTTGTATGTGGCAGATACAAAGACGTTTGAAGTACGCAGGGACGCGTTCGCTTATTGGTCGTAGCAAATTAGACACGCTAAAAAAGACGACGTTAAACACGTTTTTTGAAACAGCTCAAGACTTTGGTTTAGTTGCTGACAAACACTACACCTACAACGGACAGACAAACGTTATTAAGTTCTTCAATGGAAGTGAAATAGTGCTAAAAGACCTGTTCGCTTATCCGTCAAACCCAAATTTCGACCAACTTGGGTCGCTTGAAATCACAGACTATTTTATAGATGAAGTATCCGAAGTAAGCGAAAAGGCAGTCAATATCGTTCACTCGCGTTGCCGTTACAAGTTGAATGAGTTCGGTCTTATTCCGAAAGGTTTTCTTTCGTGTAATCCTTCGAAGGGTTGGCTTTATAACGAGTTCTACATGAAAAATAATAGGAACGAATTACCTTCACACCGTGCCTTTGTCCAGGCGTTACCGCAAGACAACCCCTTTCTTCCTGTTGCTTATATCGAGTCTCTTAGACGCCTTCCTGAATACGACCGCAAACGTCTTTTAGAAGGCAATTGGGAGTTCGACGACGACAGCGACAAACTATTTAACACGGAGAACTTGCTGCGAATGTTTAGAAACGAAGTAATAGACGAAGGAAAGAAGTACATAACAGCCGATATTGCGCGTTTTGGGAAGGATAGAACGATTATCTGCGTTTGGGAAGGACTAACTATCATTGACATTATAGAACTCAATCGTGCAGCGTTGGATGAAGTCGTGAACAAGATACGCGTCGTAACAAAAGAACATAACATTTTGTTACAAGATGTTGTCTGCGACGAAGACGGTGTTGGTGGTGGAGTGGTTGATTTTCTTAAATGTCGCGGATTCGTCAATGGATCTAAACCAAAACACCCACAATACCAAAACTTAAAGAGCGAATGTTACTACAAACTCGCTCAATACGTTGAAGAAAACAAAGTAACGATTCTATCCAGTACGCGCAAAGAACAAATCATTCGTGAATTAGAAATGATTAAGCGACACCGCGCAGACGTGGACGGTAAACTTCAAGTAACCCCGAAGGACGTTATCAAGAACCGCGAAGGTATTTCACCCGACGTTGCCGACGCTATAATGATGCGAATGTATTTTGAACTTAACCCTTCTTATGGACAATATGTTGTTGGTTAGCATAGGTTCACTATATTAGCACAATGAAAAACACACCACTATACGAGTCGCTCAAAATGACTTACGAGCGCGAACGCGAAATTGTTAATTCACTTGCGAACTACTTTCAACAAGGGAAGATTCTTGGCGACATTCTCCTTGAACTTTCACAACGGAAAGACATGAATGCGAAAGAGAAAATATATTTAGCGCTTATGATAGGTTCAATGATGTCGAAGCCAGATGCAGAAAAGTAATTTACTCACGCAAGTTATTGCTGAATTAGAAGCGCGTGAAGCGAAGGGAATGGAGACCTACGGAACAACACTCGACCGACAAGACTTAACACGCTCAGAATGGCTACAACACGCATACGAGGAAGCGTTAGACCTTGCTCTTTATTTGAAGAAACTTAAAATAGAAGAAGATGCCAGAAAGCAAAACTAAAAAAGGAATATGTGTTTACTTACACAAAGACCTTTGGAACGAGATAGACGAAAAACGAGGTGAAAATAGTCGCAACACTTTTTTAAGCGAAGCGATTGAGTTCTCGTTGAAGTTCTACGTCGAAGAATCTAAAGTAAAATTGAAAGAACAAAAGTAGAAAGAGCAGCGACAGACGTTGTAAAGATTAAAGCGTGGTTTCTGCGCTTTTTTTGTTTGTCCAACTTTTTGTTTTCAGCACTTAAAGTGTTAATTTCTTCGCTCAACAAGACCGTCTTTTGTTCATAAGCTGCAACGACTTCTTGCAAGTTGTTCGTCTTTTCATCTTTGATGTTCAATTGTTCTTGTAGGTTGTTAATTACAAGCGAATCAGCTTCAATAACGCTGTCGCAAGCGTTCACCAAAGTGCGCACATCAATAATAGTAACAGTATCTCGAACAATAATAGAATCACGAGTTCTTTTATAGGCGGTTTTGGCTGCAAGTTGAGCATCTTCATAACGTCTGTATATTCCGTAAAGGTTTATTTCTTCTTGTAACAGGCGGTCGTATTCCCCACTATTGTAATAAATAATGCTATCTTGTTTTTGTATTTGTACTTGCGTTTCAATTTTCGGGTTGAAGTTCCAAAAAGCTAAACAAACAAGCACCCAAAAAACAGATGTTGCAATTACAACAACAAGTGCGTCTGGTTGGTATTTTCTTTCGTCCATATTAAATGAAATCTTCGCCTTTGTAGTCTGAATGTTCTTTCGACATTGTGTCGATTCCTCGCACCCATAACAACGCTAAAAGCGCGGTGCATAAAAAAATAATTGTGATAATCATAAGTTTAATTTTTTAGGTTTATAAAATTTTACCTTCGTGAATGCGGTAATTACTTACGCTAAAGTAACCATTTTTTCCTTTCTCCACAATAGCAAAGCCATGATTATATTTTGAATAAGGATTGTAGTCAGGAGATAGCTCGCTCAAACAACCAACACCCCAACAAGTTATAAACTTTCCATTTGCGTCGCGCTCGTTGTGCTCCGCTGTTTGGTGGTGATGTCCGCACATCGAAGAAACTTTTGTTTTCATAAATAACCCACGCGCCACATTGACGGAAGGAAGGAACTGTTTCCCAAACTCATGACCGTGAAAAATAGACAATTTACCAATGTTTAGTTTGCTCTTTCCGTCAATCCATTTCACGTTATGTTTATCACAATGGGTTAGCGTTGGAAAGTCAAACGCATCAATATCGAACAACTCAGGAGCTTTGATGCGCATGTATCGCCAGTAACGTTCTTCGTGGTTTCCTTCCTTATAATAAATGTTAGCGTTTGGGAACGTGTGCCGAAGCGACGCAAGGAATTGACGGATTGAATATAGTTCGTCTTTGAATTTTCTTTTGCGTGGATCTTTGACGAAGTCGGAAATCATGTGGCAATCTAACGCGTCGCCATTTAAAACAATTGAATCACACCCCTGTTTTAACCCTTCGTTTATTGCGCATTCAATAGCTTCGTTGTCCTGATATGGAAAATGCAAATCGCAAAGAATCAAGAACTTTGTACCGCTTAACTCAACGTGTCTGCGTTTCTTTGCGTAAGACTTCGGAAGTGCGTAAGGGTTGGAAGGTCGCAGTGCTGTGTCCATTAATTCCTTTTGTGCGTTAGTTTTACGATTGTTCGAACCAATTTTGCCACGAATAGTGCGAATATAAGTTCTTGCGTGTTCGGCTGAATCAAATGCTTCTGGATATTCCGTGAATAGTTTTGAAGCTAACGAGTGCGAAGGTGCTTCGGGAAATTTACTGCAAATCTCCGCTGCTATCTTCCGCGCTTCGGTCTGTGGTCTTGCCATTTGATTTTTGATTTGTGAACTTTTCGATTACCGTACCGCCAAACAAACTACCTGCTAAAATTGCCAACGTGTCGAACATTTCAATCGGGCATTTATAAATAGTCAAAGTGGCTATGTAAGCAAAAGCAATTAAGTTAATTACAACGAAGATAGAAATAAAACGCTTCGAAGATACCTTAGTTGAACTTGATAATAGCTCATTCAACCAAGCCTTCAATTTGTCTTTCATATCATTTTCAAAATCAATTGAACAATTAAACCACCAACGACACCTGCTGCTGTCGCTATGCCACCTAAACGGGCTACTTGCAAGCGTTGGTTTTGAATATATTTATCGTGCTTTTGAACCTTACTTACGAGACCTTCAATTTTCATTTCGTCGTCGCCAATCAACACGTTATAAATACGGT